ATGTGCTTTTTCTTCTAATATTTCTAGAGTTATAAAAGACTACAAATTCAATATCATCTGATTTAAGCATATCTTTTTTAAACTTTTGAAGTTTTTCGAATTGCTCGTGATCTTTCTTTATTGGGAAGAATGTATTTTCATTTATACCATGAGGGATATATTCAATAACTTTATCCTTAGCTTCTTCTCCTAATACTAACTCGTTAATATTTTTAGTCTGCTTTGAAATTGCCATTAATACATCTACAGAGTTGTAATAAGGTTTGTTATATAATGGAGCAGGGTAATCATCCCAAATATTTAACCAGAAAATAGGTAGTTTAGCTCTTATCTCTCTTTCCATTTCAAATAACCAAGTCCAATACCTAGGGTCGGTAAATATAAAGATAGCGTCAGGATTTTCTAATTGAATTAATTGTCTAATTTTATCAGGTGTTCCGTATCCTGTTGAAGGTATTAGTTTGACTGAAGAGTCGGTTAATCCGGTTTCTTCGTTAACTTGTTGTGACAGGTCGTATAATTTACCTTCTTCGGGGTGTTTTAATGCTGCTCCTAAGTTAACCCAGTTAAAGTGTTGGGCAGTTCCTGTAACTATTTCTTTAGCCATTGTTGCAATACCGCTATGCATACGGATATCATCACAAAGCAGTAGTATCTTTTTGCGGTTTTTTTGTTCTAAGTAACGAAACTTATCTTTCATATAGTAAACTTATTTTAGTAATTGTTTTTGAATTTTAGTTTTAAACTCCGTATCATTAAGATATAAAAAAATAGCACGAGATGCAAGCTTTTGAAAGGAAAATTTATCTCTCAAGCATTCCATCTGGAATTCTTCGTACATTTCTGGGTCTACTCTAACGGATGTTAGTTTTTTATCTGCATTTCTCATAACTTTAATTTTTTATCTATATATAAATATATATCTTTTTCAAAAAATAGCATCAGGACATAGTCTTAATTCTTTAATCGGACAAAATCTACAAGCATTCTTAGATGGATTAGTTGGATACTCTTTATCTAAGTAGTTACCATCCATCCCAACTGCTTGACTTACAAAATTCTCCATCAAGTTAACTGCCTGTTTCATTTTACGGGGACCGTCTGTTGGTCTAAACTCCTGTACTCTTTTCTGCATTGATGCAAATTCAGCATCCTTAGGTATCTGTCTTTTAACAATAAAATATTCCACTTTTATTTTATCTAACGGAATATCAAATTGTTTTGAGAAAAACTCTTTATACAGTAGTAGTTGAGCTTTTTTCTTATCGTCAGCTTTAGCCCATTTATTCCAGCCTTTTGTAGATGTTTTAATATCTACTATAGTCCATTCATCTACTCTTTCATCGTAAAATACTAAATCTATAAACCCTTTGAACATCACTCCAGGGCGTAACTCCTGGTATAAGAGTGTCTCTATGCCTGCTAAATATACTCCCTTAGTAGTAAAGTATGCTCCTCTTTTCTTCTTTAAAAAGTCTAGTATGTGTTTACCGTCGAGCCAGAACATCTGTAGTTCTTCTGGTGTAGATATATGTTGGTGTCCGTTTTGTGCTTTGCTTTTTTTATATTCCTTAATCATATTCTCATATAACAACGAATCTAAGTCCATTTCGTTAGCGTCTTTAACCTTACCATGGTAAAGTACCTCTAACCAGCTTTGCATTGTTTCGTGGAAAGAGCTTCCGAAAACGGTATGAATATTTGGATTAAAAGGAGCTAAGCCTTTAATATACCTATCGGCCCATTGTTTTTGACATGTAGCAAAAACTGATAGTTGTGAATATGATATGTGTTTGTTTTTAGAAGGAGATTGTTTGAGTTTACTCTCCCAAATCTCTTTTACTTTCTTTGGTAATTTCTTCGGCATAACTTTTTTGATTTTTTATCTCTCTTTCTAAGTACCATAAAGCTTTTTGTAACTCTTGTACTATACTATCTTTTTTTCCCGCTCTTGAGATATACTTAATTGTGTTTCCTAAATTAAAGCCTAGTTCCCATGCTTCTATGACTTTTATTGCTTCATATGGATTATCTTTTCCTCCATAATGTATAGGATGTGTAACATACTCGTATGGATTATATTTTGGCATATTATCAATAAGATGTGGTGAATTGCTTGCTTTAGCGCCACAACACTGTTCGTAAGGTAGGGTACAGTTACATATTTTCATAAGTATTTATATTACCGTCCTATAGTTGTTACTCTTTTCATAAACGTATTCAATGCGTCTTTCATAGGAACTCCGTAATGCCTATTTTGACTTACTACTTCTTTTGCTCCTTCTATATTAGATATAAGTTCTCCTATTACATCTAGTTCTTCTTCAGATACTCCTCTTGCTGACGCTATCGTATCTAATACGTTTACTGCTGCATAAAGGTCTTCTTCTCCGAGACTATAATCTGTAGCTATTCTTTTAATGATTGGTAGTTTCATTTATTCTGTATTTGTTTCTATAAAGATAAGAAAAATTAACAGCCTATACAACTACATATAGGTTTTTTTTGTACTTTCATTACGTTTATACCTATCGGCATGGGTTGTAGGTTTAGGTTGTTTTTCTGGTTCTTGTGTATTTTCGTAATGTTCTCCATTATTCCCATTTTGACCTACTATATTCATTCTTTCTTCAGCATCTTCCCATTCTTTATAATCTACGACTGCTTTTATTAACGCTTCATTTGGAGGTGATGGGTTTTCACATTCTTTTATAATTTTAGAAATATCTCTAGGAGACAGGTCTAAGACTTTTTCTCCGTATAAGTTCTCTTCTCTCTTTGGGTATGCTTTTTCAAATGCGAAATTAGCAGCTACTACCAGTGATATAGCAAGAGGGTCGAATACAAATATTATAACAAGTAGTAGAATGTTAATAATCTTATCCATAGAAACTCCTGTTAGTCCGGAGATATACTGTAGTGGTCCTAATTCGCCTGCTACTTCGCTGTTGTTTTCTAAGTAAAGTATCTGTAGTTGGTATTTCTGAAGGCTATCTGAAGCTCTTTCTCTTTTTATTTGAATAGCTTTTCTATTTTCTTCTTCAACTTCAATACGTTTTTGAGCAATCCGAAGCCCGGAAGTTGATATTGATTGTCTAAAACCCTCAGCCACCGAGGTGTCTCGTATCTGGATTGATTGAGACCTAGTGTCTGAAAGAGTGCTAATGTTATTAGATATTCTTTCAAGTTCTTTATCGTACCGAATAACATCCTTTTCATAGAAACTCTTCTTTTGTGTTAGAAATTCTGTCTGGTTATTTTTAATCTCTAATCCTCTATATGTATCTTGATAAGCTGCAGATAAGAATCCGTAAATACCCATTGATGTAATTAATACTAAAACTGTTGTTGCAACAACTAAGTATGTACGAAGTATCTTATTTAGGGTTTTCCAATATCGGTAAAGCAGAGATGCTATAACAAGTTTAGCTACTTCTAGAGAACCTGCCATTACAATTACTTCGAAAGATGCTCCTGCAAATAGTTTACTAAGGCCGCTAACTGAATAGAAAGCAGCTGAAGCGGATACTGACAGGGCAGAAATTGCTATTATAGATGGAAGTATTCCTTTTTTGATATGTTTAAACATTTTACTTTACTTTTGTGAGAGTACAAACAATGCTACTACTACTCCAGCTCCTGTCCCTATTTTGTATAGTGCAGATTTGCGTTTTTCAGCTCTAAGTTCTTTCTTTAAGCTTTTCGATAGCTCATCTTGAAGTCTATACTGATCATTTTTTGAATCTATAATTGTCTGTAGGTTACCTACCTTACCTTCTAAGGTAGATACTAGTTGAGTTTTTAAAATAAGTTTATTTTTAGTTAACTCTAATAGTTCTGTGATTTCCACTACCTCTTTTTGCTTCCTATCTCCGTATATTAGGTCTTTAACAATAAGCCTAGCAAACGGACTGCTAAACGCTATAACGGAGTCTACAGGTTTTTCAGTTTGTGGTACCTGTCCTTGAATGGTGTACATGCCTAAGGTTAGTACTATACATGTTATAATTTTCTTCATTACTTAGTTGTTAGTGTTAGCACCTGTCCTTTAAATATTGTATTTCCTTTAATATTATTAAGTTTCTTAATCTGTGCTATGCTGGTGTTATTCTTTTTTGCTATACTGTACAGTGTGTTTCCGTATTCTACTTTATAGGTAATGTTTTTATTAATACTAATCTGCTTTTCTAACTCTTCTTTAGATATCTTATTCCTATACCTTTCTATAAAGAATTTTTGGAGTTCATTAGCGGTGAATGAGGAGGCTTCTTTATCTTTCTTTCTTGCTTCTCTTTGAATTTTTGCTAAATTAGATTCAACACTTAGTATGTCTATATCTATAATATCTAACTGAGTATGTAATTCCCCTATCTTAAAATCTAATTGTTTATTAAGGATATTAACTGAGTCTATCTTGTCCTGGATGTTAGTTATTTTATCTTTATATCCCCTGATATCTGTTTTTATTTTATTGTTTATAAAAATATTGTATACCATTAAGGCAGCTACGATCCATATTATAAATGTATTTCCTCTGTTCATATTACTAATATATTAAAAATATTAGGTAAAAGCAACTAATCTCTAAATATCTTTAGACTCTATAAGAGTGTAGGTGAAGCTTTTGCCATACATCCTTGCTGCTTTATCTATAATCTTCATAAAAGTTTTAAAATCTTTATTTGATGCTATAACTTGACATCCTGCCGACCATTTATCGACTTGTGTAGATTTACCTCCTTCTCTATATGTTGCTCTATGTATATTAATTCCATATATTCCTTCATGAATATTCTCAGCTAACATATCGTAAACTCCGTCTTTATCTTTATCTCGATAAACTTTAACTGGTCTTTGCTGCTTCAGTGCTTTATA